GATATGAGTCAAGCAATACCACTGACTATTCTGAAATAGTGTAAGCCAATAATGGATAAGCACTCTAAGTTATTTACTAACCACTAATACTAAATCAAATGAAAAAAGTAATAACAGTTATAGCTGTGGCATTAACTTTTGCTGCATGTACTAACACAAATGAAATCACTATCAAACTAACAGGTGATAATGAAGGTAGACCTTATTACTCAGTATATATGCCAAATGGTACTGTCCATGAATACATGTATGCAGAAGAAATTGCTCGTGGATTGTCAGAAGACAATTGGTCTGCTGATGAAGATTTAATCTTATCATATGCAAACCAAGAATAAACTTATTAAAAAATAAATCAAATGAAAAATTCTAAAATCATGTTGGCTACAGTAACAACCTTTATCCTAACTGTAATATTATTAAATACAATCGTATGGTATCTAGAAGATACTTGGACATTTAAAGAATGCTTTGCTCATGGTGCAACCATAGGCTTCTCAGTAATCTTTGGATGGATACCAGCAGTATTCGTTGGTCAAGACGTACATGAAAAAATTAATCACTAATCCTTAAACTATGAAAAGAAAGTTTCTTTATCTAATGCTATTACTCTTTATTGGAGGACCAGTATTACAATCATGTGGATCCACACGTAACAGATGTGGGACATCAAAAAACAAAAAAGCTTGGGCCAAGAATAACTATTGGGTATCCAAGAAAAAACACAAACGTTCTAAATGGGGTAGATAGTCTATCCCTTTTTTTATTAATTAATACCACAAAACCATGCAAGTAAAAATCATTTATCCTGAACAATTTGTTCAGCACAACAACAAAATTGGTATACTAATGTATACTAACACTGAAAGTCCAACAGTTAACCTATTTACAGGAGAACAACATTTCGTAATCAAACGTAATGAACTTGAATCACCACTAATGGAAGATTTAAACACAGAGTTAATTAACAATGATGAGTTAAGAACACTGGCCTTGGACAACAACCTAATAGAGGTAAAAAGATTCTCTATGGTAGAATATATAAACTATTGTCAATCCTATAATAAATAAAGCCATGAAAAAATTTCTTAGATCACTTATTAAAATAATATTCGTTGTAGTACAACCTATATTAGCAACAGTAACATTAGCAGCAATCGTATTTAATGATGGGTTCATATCTACACCATTAGTGTGGACAGGACTTGTATTATCTTACTTTACAGTATTGATATTAGCAGTTATAGTATATAATTATCTACCAAAGGTAAGTATGCTACCAAAGTTTGACATAGAGTTTTTACCATTAGTTGGTATAGGAATAGGTGTTGACCTTGGTTATGATGGGAAAGACATGTCTGTAATTATATTTATCCCATTTGTGTCATTGGAGATAAAACAACAAGTTTAACAAATTAAAAGTGCCACACCTGACACCCTAACAACACCAGTATTATTATATATATTATTACTAGGTAGTAAGGCTAGGGAAATACACAGCATATATGGTTAGTGGTAACCTTACATAGTGGGTTCAATCATTAGTATTGGCCCACTATGTTTATTAAAATTAAATCAATGGGAAGAACAAGTAAAACATACGTAATATCAGAAAAAACAACTAAAGAAATTATATATGGGATAATCAACAAATCAAAGTTGTCTAATCCTAAAAATATTGTGCATATCATGAATATCCTTAATGAAGGATTAACTGAGGCACATGTGAGTTTTGTCTTAAACAGTATTTTATCTTATAAAGAAATTAAAACTTTAGAGATAGGTGATATTGTTAAAGTAAAACCACCAAGCTATCATGCAGGTTCAAACTTTGAATGGGATGTCCTAATTGATAAAGGTCTTGGTACTATAGATGGTTATGTCTATGGTAGAATTAAAACAGATGGTTCATGGAGTGATGGGTTTGATCCGTATCATATAGATATGGAGGTAATGCTTTATTATTATGATGTAGAGAACCAGGTTATAAAAGAAGAGTCAGTAAAAATTAGTACATTTGACATTGAGTTAGTAGATAAAAAGACTATCCCTTTCTTTAATAAAGTAGTTCAAACAGAATTATTCAGTGAAATTAATGAAACTGATACCAATGAAATATCAATTTAAAATCAAGACATGGCAACAATAACTAGTGAATTACTAACCAGTGAGTATAACAAGTGGTTAAAGAGTGATAGGTCAATACCTTTTGGTAAGATGATGAATGATAGATATGGTATGAGAGATGATGAACTAAGTAAAGAAGTAGATCATAACTTTGCTTTATTGATCATCATGTCTAAGCATGTCACAGAATTATAGATTTGGTATAGTTAGCCGTGAGGTTATATTGTCACCAGACTTATCAATAAAAGCTAAAGCACTATACTCAGTTTTAGCATGTTATGCAAACAAACAAAGATCTTGTTTTCCTTCTATATCAACATTAGCGGATGACTTAAATGTAAGTCAAAGAACCACAAAGAGACTGATAAAAGAACTGAAAGACCAAGATTATATTAAAAGAGTAGGTAGAAAGCTAATAATAAAATAACCTGTTAGCTATATATATGCAGACTTTTTACTCCTAATAATGAAAGACATGCTTATTATGTTATATTAGATACATAAATTATTATATTTTTGTTAAACTTACTTAGCAAATAAAATGATAATACAGTTACCTAATGGACGCATAATAGAATGTTCAGTTGAGCAATATTTATCTTTATCAGATGATGAGATAAAAGACCTCAATGGTTTAGGTGGAGTATATACCAAAGAAGTGGGTAATCCTTTTTACAATCAATTTTCTGGAACACAAGAGAAAGAATCTGATGAAGATCCTGAAAGGATCATTGAAGATTCTAGATCTTTAGATGAGATAGATGGTTATGAGAAATTGGAGGACCCGTATTTTCATCCAGATGATGTCTAAAAGATAGACAGAATCATTCACACATTTTATTAAATTTTAAAAAGCAAAAATTATGCAAAGTAAAGTAAACATCATTGCTGATGACATGGGAAATGTTATCCGTCAATCAAGCACAAGTTCAGAGTACGGTTATGTAAGATTACAACAAGACAGAGTTACCTTTGGTAATGGAGGTTGGGTTAAGAAATCAAACATAAGTACATTATTACATGGTAAATTAGAAGATCTACAATCTATTGGTTTAGAATCTATGACAACATTACCAGGTAAAATCATCATTAAAGAACAATTTGAAGCATTTTCAACTAATGATCCTGATAGAGACCTAAAGTATGCAGGGGATACAGGTATTATCTGTTGTGTTGATGGAGAACCTATTTATAGGAAAACCTTTTTTGTTGCTGATGCAACAGCGGAGGATGTATTGTTAGCTCATAATAATGGTGCTGCAATAAAAGAAGCAAACGCTTCAACTTCATTTAACTTAGAGAAAAAACCAAAGAAAGCTACAACAGCTGAGGCATTTGGATTTGACTCATCAGAAGAAAAAGTAGAAGAAATTGTTGATGAGAAAGTAGAAGAATTAGTAGTAGAAGAAGAAGAGACATTTGAACTCTAAATAAACATCTCTGAAGGATGACTGAAAAGGGACTTGACCACTAGAAATAGTGTGATAGTCCCTTTTTTTATTATTAAATCTAGAATTATATTAAATAAAAATTAAAACTATATGTATGCTATCTCAAGAACAATTAAAACAACTAAAACAAAATGAAAGTAAAGATCTCTTAAGTAAAAGACTTCAACGTTACCACTATTATGGAATACTTGATGAATATCAGTTACATCCACCTACAATTATTAATAACTTTGAGTATACCAAGTTAAATTCATACCAACACTTCTTGTTTAAGAGAGTGTTACATGGGTTAAACGTGTATGATAAGGCTGAAGTTGAAAAATTACATTGGGATAAGAAAAGAAGAATCTCTAAAGTTTGGAGAAGAGGTCAAAGGGAAATTAATGCCTGGAAACAAATGATTTGCAGTAAAAAGATCAACAACTACTTTAAAAGAACATTTAAAGGTAAATCAGTTGAATTCTTGATATCTATACCGGTTGATGAGTATTTAGAAGACTATAATAACACAATGTCTTTTAAAGATTTAGGTATAGTATATGAAGATGTGATACTTTTATTCATGTCAAAGGGTTTATTACCAGCAAATTACTTAACTTTAAGTCCAAATGACAATCAGAAAAAGTTGAAAGTATGATTCAACAAAAAAAGAAACTATGTAACAATTGCAATACGGAACAGTTTATCTGGAAAAATGATAAAGGAAGCCGTTATTGCAAAAGTTGCTGGTACAAAAGTAAGAGTTCAGATGCTAAACCTTTAATGAGAAAACCCATTAAGCAAAAGTCAAAGAAAATGCAAGTTATTGAGTTAGCTTACAGTAAACTTAGACGTAAGTTTCTTGAAAAGAATCCAATATGTCAAGCAGCTTTGCACAATTGCACGTTACATTCTACAGATGTACATCATAAGAAAGGACGTGGAGAATATCATTTAAAGGTTAGCACTTGGCTATCATCATGCAGGTCATGTCATATGTGGATAGAAGAACATCCAAAAGAAGCTATAGAATTAGGTTTTTCTGAAAAGAGGATTTAAATTTGATCTATAATATTTGGTCCTATAGCTCAATTGGATAGAGCAACAGCCTTCTAAGCTGTAGGTTCAAGGTTCAAGTCCTTGTGGGATCACTGTTGGCCGGATGATGAAATTGGTAGACATGAAGGACTTAAAATCCTTTGGACAGCAATGTCCGTGTGGGTTCAAATCCCACTCCGGCTACCAGCACTCTTAGCTCAGTTGGTTAGAGCAATTCACTCATAATGAAAAGGTCACAGGTTCAAGTCCTGTAGGGTGCACCTTTATAAATCTAAAAAATTAAAAAATTCATGTAATAATTATGACTAAAAGAGAAATAGTACAAGCAGATGCATTATCTATAGCTGCACAACATAAAAGATGTGGTTTAGGCATATCTATGGGTGTGGGTAAGACAAGAATTGCTATACAACACTTACAAAGAAACTATAATCCTTTCATAAAAGCATTGGTAGTAATACCAAAACATTCAGTAGCCCAGTCTTGGATTGATGAATTAGATAAAATGAACTTAGAAGGTTTAGTTAAACATATAACGTTTACAACATATTTATCTATAAACAAACAGAATCCAAATGACTATGATATAGTTTATTTAGATGAATGTCATAGCTTATTAGAATCACATGAGCCATTTTTGTCTGTATTTACAGGTAAAATATTAGGTCTTACAGGTACACCACCAAAGCGTGCTGATTCTGTAAAAGGTAGAATGGTTAAAAAGTATTGTCCTATCAAGTTTACATTTAGTGTAGATGATGCAACAGATTCTAAAATACTAAACAACTACAAAATTTTTGTTCATCAACTACAGTTGTCTAAACTTAAGACATTAAAGAAGAAGAGTAAAAATGGAGGTTTTTGGTGGACATCAGAATTCTTGGATTATGGTTATTCTACAAAGCGTTATGCAGATGCTAATACACCAAAGCAAAGACAGTTTGCTGCAATCATGAGAATGAAAGCATTGATGGATTATTCTACTAAAGAAGATTATGTTAAATCATTAAGTTCTAACTTAGGTAGTAAGTGCATTATATTTGCTAATACACAAAAACAAGCAGATAAGTTATGCAAACATAGTTATCACTCTGGTAATGCAAAATCAGAAGAGAATCTAGAATTATTCTCTGATGGTAGAATTGATAAGTTATCATGCGTGTTACAATTATCAGAAGGTGTTACAATTCCAAACCTTAAACAAGGTATTATTATGCATGCATATGGTAATGAGAGAAAATCTTCACAAAGAATAGGTAGATTACTAAGACTTAATCCATCTGAAACAGCAGTATGTCATATATTATGTTATACAGGTACACAAGATGAGACATGGGTCACCAATGCTTTGAAAGATTTTGACAGTTCTAAAATTAAATTTTACAATCCTTTAAAAAACTAAGATGAGTATTCAAGAATGGAGTTGGATGGATGATAAAAAGACAGAAACTAAAACTAATAAAGTTCATAAGTGTCTACAATGTGGTAAGCTTTCAGAGTATGAAAGCTATTGCAGCAGTAGATGCTGGATGGACAGTCAAAAAAAGTAAACTATGGGAAGAATGAAAGAGCTCTTTATTGAGCAACAAAATGAAATGGAGGCAGACAACACTTTTTATAAAGGTGTTCATGACTCTATGATACACAGCTATGCTAGAAAAGCAATAGAAGAATACATAGAAGAAGGAGAAACTCCTTGTCCTAATTGTCACAAAGTTTCTTTATTACGTAATGAATCAAATGCTAAGTGCACTGAGTGTGCTCAAGAGTTTGTTTACGTTGATGGAGGAGCACTAAGATTTATGTAATATGGAAATAGAACTTTTAACACAAACAGGTGAATCAGTTACAGTTGAGTATACCTATGACCCAGGAGAACCACATCAATATTATGATTCTAATGGAGATCCAGGAACACCAGGTTATGGGCCATCAGCAGATATAACTCATGTATGGTATAGTGGTCTTGATAGAATAGGTAACTTTGTTAATATTGATGTCATGAATCTCATAGATGAAGATTTTGAACAAGAAATTTTAGATGCTCATGAATTTTAAAAAGGCAATAAAAGACATATTAAAAATTTGTGGTGTATCATCATTAGTTCTTATACTAATAATGTTTGCAGCACACTATATACCTACTGGATCTTACAGTGAATCATCAGAACGTGAATTTTATTTATCTGATAATGGTGCACATATAGATATAGTATTAAGAGAAGATAGTGTTTTTAAGTTATATGGTTGGGGATCTAAAGTATTCTTTACAGAAGTAGATACTTTTGATAGCTTAACTATAGGAAAATTATATAGAACTTTAATTACTGACCCTTCTACTTTAGTACGTGTACAGAAGACTTTCTACTTTGACTCTTTTAATTGGAAAACAGTTAAGTGTTCTGAAAAACAATACCAAATAATTAAAAAGCATATAGATGAATCACATTATAATTCAGAATATATGCCAAATTATTATAATGGTAAAGACAACTACCGTTGGTATTACACCTGTAACACATGGGTGAATGACGGATTAAAGAAAGCAGGTTTAAAAGCACCTTTATATACACTTACAAGTGAATCAATAACTAAATTTTATAATTAAAACCTATCACGTGAAAACAGATGACCCAAAAGACACAGAAAGTCAATTAGACCAACCAGAAAACAACAGTAATGATACTAACCAAGATGAACACATGTTTATATGAAAAAAGAAAAAAAAATAAGACAGTACAGAAGTAACCAAGGTAGATCACCTGAAAAACAATCAAATATATACAAAGGATGTTTTTGGACTCTACTAATATTTTTAGTAGTATCAATAATATGTGCAATAAGTAGTGTTATATCAGGATGAAAGATAACTTATATATAAAAGCTTCAATTAAGAATGGAGAGTTGTATTTTCCAAAGAAAGCAGTTCAAACCAGATTTAATAAATGGTTAGGTAGTTTACCTGATGACTCTAAGTTAGAAATATTTATTGGTGTAAGTGGTGATAAGGGTAGTAACCCACAGTTAGCACGTGTACATGCAATGATTAGAGAAATAGCACAAGAAATTGGCTACACATTTATAGAAGCAAAGATGGAGGTAAAAAGAGCATGTGGATTATGCTTTGTTAGAGATGGACAAGAGTATTGTAAATCTTTTGCAGATTGTGATAAAGATGAACTTAATTTAGCTATACAATCATGTATAGAGATTGGAGAGTTTAACGGTATGAATTTAAGATAGTTATTTAACTACTTTCATCTTACTGTTAATCTCTTTGATTTTATCTGCTGTAGATTTACCTGCTGTAACTAAATCAGCAAGGTCTTTTAGATCATCTTTGGTAGCAGTAGTCTCAGTTAAAAGTTCAAGACCTTGTTCTTTTGCTAAAAACCTTAGAAGTTGAAGTAAAGAAAATAATGTATAAATATTAGATTCATTTATATCAAGTTTAATATTTTCTCTTGTTTCATCAGAGATTTCTTCTCCATCTACTAATTGCATTATAGTACCAAACTTTTTAAATAGTTTAGGTAGTGCTGCTGGATTTGGATAGTCTGTTACCATGTCAGTTAAGATTCTAGAAAGACCGGAAATATATGCAGTTGATACAGTAATACCTGTTATAACTTTTGAAAAGTCATAAGTAACAGTTGATTCTAAATTTTGATTTTCTTCAGACATAATAAAAGATTTATATACAAATATACAAAAATTGAAAGAAATATGGAAAAAAACCTTATAATTCTAAAAGACAGTTTAAAAAAAGATATAGAAAGCTCAGGTTGGGCAGATATATTATTTCCTTACATAGATAGTAAACTTTATGATGATCTAACAGATTCATTAGTAAGTTTAGTTGAACAGGGTAAAAGATTTACTCCAAAGTTTAAAGACATTTTTAATGCATTTAAAGAATGTAAATATGATGATCTAAAAGTTGTTATAGTAGGACAAGATCCTTATCCTCAATTAGGATCAGCTGATGGTTTAGCATTTAGTTGTAGTAAAAAAGATAAAGTAGAAAAGTCTTTACAATATATTAATAAAGCAATTGATACAGATCATACTGATTTAAGATGTTGGGCTAACCAAGGCGTATTATTAATTAATACAGCTCTTACAGTTGAAGTAAATAAAATAGGATCTCACTTTTGGAATTGGAAACCTTTTACTGAACATTTGTTTAGTAAGATTAATCAAGACAATAAAGATATTGTTTTCATATTAATGGGTAAAAAAGCAGAAGCATGGGAAAGACTGATATCTAATCAAAAGATACTTAAGTGTACACATCCTGCATCAGCTGCATATAGAGGTGGTGTTTGGGATTCAAATGACGTGTTTAACAAAACTAACATAGAACTAAATAAACAAGGTAAAACCTTGATAGACTGGTAAAATTTCCTTAAATTTGTAAACTAGATAGTAAACATAAATGACTAATAATCAACACAATAGGCTTGACAATGACATAGTTAAGTTCAAAGAAACTATGCTCACACAGTATGGAATTGAGATCATTGTATTTCAAAAATTACACAATGAAGGAGAGTACAGGCCAACACTTCAACAAATACATAAAGCATGTATAACCGTTATGCATATGCTTTATCCTGAACTACAAAATATCAATAAGCTTTCTGAATTAAACAGAACAAAAGACTTGGTAATGTTCAGAAAGATTTACTGTCATATAGGTCATAGTATGAGATATACTTGCCATGCTGTAGGTAAATATATTAAACGTGATCATTCAAGTGTAGTGCACAGTAGAAACAGCGTTGATGATATGCTTTATATAAAAGATAAAAGTTATATGAATGCATTTGATAAAATTAATAAACTAATAAATACTTATGTGGGAATTATTCCAAATAATATACAAAAACAAACTTAGTCCAAATCAGGCAGCTATATTATTTGGTATGAAACTAAAGATAGCTTTACCTAAGATTTTAGAAGATGACAAAAAAGCATTGGTTGATAATGGATATGTTACATTTGATAATGAATCATATGAATTAACAGCAGATGCAAAAGTCTTTATAGCACACTTAGATAATTATTTTATTAAAGCAAAAAAGAAAACTGATATCCAGTTAATGGGTAAAAACTTTGCTGATAAAATAAATACCTATAGGGAAATATTTCCAAATCAAAGATTGCCTAGTGGTAAACCTGCAAGAGTCAATGTAAAAATGTTATCAAGTTCTTTTAGATGGTTGTTTGAGACATATGATTATACATGGGATCAAGTATTTGAAGCTACAAGAATGTATGTGAATGAGTACAGAGATGCAGAATATATGTATATGCAGACAAGTCAATATTTTATATGTAAGCAAGACAAACATAAAGTTAAGTCTTCTACATTAGCTGATTATTGTGATATGATTAGAGATGGTATAGACACAGAACAAAAAACATTTAAAGAAAAAGTAGTATGACAGTAGAAGAACAAGCAGAAGTATTAAATAAATTAAACCTTGTACTTGAAGATTTTCAAATGCTAAGAGATGGTGAATGGGAACCAGACACTGAATCATGTAATTCAAGCATAGATAATATAACAAGTATTATATATACAATAGAGAATGGCTAAATCAACAGAAGGATGGGTGGGGCAATATTCCGCATTCAATGAAGCATTAAAATACATGCAGGGTAGACAAAATGGGACTGAAAAGTCTATATATACACCGTGGCCTAAATTTAATGATGCTGCTACTGATGGTTTAGAATGGAATACTCTAACTGTAATTGGTGGTAGACCTGGTTCAGGTAAAACACTTATTAAAGATCAGATTATAAGAGAATCTTTTGCATTAAATCCAGATGATGATTTTAGAGTATTAGAATTTCAGTTTGAGATGGTTGGTAGAACGTCAGCTATTAGAGAGTTTAGTTCTATTACTGGTAAAACATATAAAGAATTATGTAGTGCTGGTAGTACACTTACTTCTGATGTATTGAATACATGTCATCAGTATGCTAAGGAAAGAGTTAAGCATCCGGTAGATATAGTTTCAACACCTATGACTGTAAATCAAATGCGTGAGCAAATTGATATGTACATGAATAAGCATAAAGGTAAAAAAACTATTATAACATTGGATCATACAATGCTTGTAAAGAGAGCACCTTATCAGAATAATACATTAGATATGTTATTTGAGTTAGGTGAATTCTTTACACAATGTAAAAGAGATTATCCTTGTTTGTTTATTGCATTATCACAACTCAATAGAAATATTGATAACCCTGATAGAGCAATTGATGGCAAGTATGGTAATTATATTCTTGAGTCTGATATATTTGGTTCAGATGCTATGTTACAACATGCAGATATGCTTATTGGTATAAACCGTCCTGCTAAACAAAAAATTAGGTTCTATGGGCCAGATAGATATATTATAGAAAATGATAGAACTTTGGTATTACACTTTTTGAAAGCCAGAAATGGTGATGCAAGAATGAGTTTCTTTAAAGCAAAGTTTGAACAAATGCAGATTGAAGAAATGCAAACCCCTGGTCAACAAGAACGCAGATAACAAATTAAAAAGTAAAAAAATGGGAATAACACCAGAACAACGTAAACAAAAAGTAAATAAATTAAAAGAAGAGCATGAAGATTACTTTCAAACTATTGGTAATTTAAATGCACTGTTTATACCTAAGATGGCATATAGACCACCAGGTAAAGATGACTTACATGTAAGTTTCTTTCCTAGTGAGATGGAAAAGGGTCAAGACATTTATACAGAGTTTGTAAGTATAAACTATGACTCAGAAGATCCTAAGAGAACTTTGTACCTTCTGAAATTTAATCCACACTGGAGAGAAGAGTATGAGATGATTACAAGTAACTCAGGTTTCCAAAGACATTTAGTTCCTGCAAGTGAACTTAAGGTTATTAATGATGTAACAAGTAGAGGTAAATTAGATCTAGACTTTGCAGAGTTACCTAACCCGGATGATAAACCATCTAACAATGATGAAAATCTAATAGCAGGTAAACTAAATGAGATAAACAATTCACTTCAACAATTAATTAAAATATTAAAAAAATAAATAATGGCAAACAGTATATTAATAATAGCAGATTCAGGTACAGGTAAATCAACATCAATTAGACACTTAGATCCTGATGAAACATTTATAATTAACATTGCAAACAAACCACTACCTTTTAAAGGTTGGAAATCTAATTATACAGCAATCAATAAAGAAAATCCAAAAGGTAATTTGGCTTCTTCTTCATCAGCAGCTGGAATAATGAAAGCAATTACACACGTAGATCAAAAAATGCCAAAGATCAAAACATTAGTTATTGATGATTGGCAGTATATGAGTTCTTTTGAATACTTTGATAGAGCTAATGAGAAAGGTTATGATAAGTTTACCCAGATTGCAGCAAACTTAGCTACAGTAGCTAAAATGCCTAAAGATCTAAGGGATGACTTAACTGTAATATTTTTAACTCACTCTGAAGATTCAACTGATATCAATGGTAATAGAAAAATTAAAGCAAAAACCATTGGTAAAATGATAGATAACACACTAACTTTGGAAGGTCTGTTTTCTATAGTTCTATTTGGAAAGGTAAATAAAAATGATGATGGTGA